GTTTCGATCAATCCGTTCACGCTCACAATGATCAATTATTTTTAAAGTATCTTCTCTGAATATGTAAGCCATACTCTCCTTACGCTTAACCCAAGTAGTATAGTTTTTTTGAGCTTCTTCATGCTCCCAGATCATACCATGGTTACCGTAAGCAAAGTTAGATACATAAAACTGAATCAACTTTCTATCTTCCGATATTTTGTGGGCAAGGTTTTCAAAATGAAATCTATCTGATCTTTTTTTAAAAGCATCTAATGATCCCTTTACCTTACCCCCATTTTGAAACACGTCAAACTTGTCAGTAGTAAAGTGCAACTTCACAGCCATATAATATTTGTATGCTTTAAACCCATTCATAATTATACGTCAAGTTTTCCTTGTTGTGGTAGATAGTTTAAATCTCTAAATTCTAATTCTAGTTTGTCCTTTAAATTTGAGTTAATAAAACTACTAACATCAGATGGCTCAAGATAATTTTCCTTACAGTATTCTAGTATAGCATCCATATAAGAAAGTTTCTTTTCCCGAACCATCTGCTCTATATAAAGTGAAAACTCATTAGCATTTTTAAACATTACATACCATTGATTCTTGAGATAGTTTTGAAAATATTTTCAGGTGAAGTTTCTCCATAAGGATCCTCTCCGTGATTATCTTCTTTTCCTGGCTCTACAAACCAATGAGTAATTTCTTTGTTATCCACCAACACAGCATAACGCCAAGAGCGCATACCAAATCCTACGTTGTCCTTATCTACTAACATTCCCATATGACGAGTAAACCTACCACTACCATCAGGAATAACTTTTACGTTGACAAGTCCTTGCGATTTTGCCCATGCATTCATTACAAATGCATCATTAACGGACATACAATAAATGTCATCAATACCTTGTGCTTTGAATTCGTCATACATCTTTTCAAAGTTTGGTAGTTGATACGTTGAACATGTTGGAGTAAAAGCTCCTGGCAATGAAAATAAAATTACTTTCTTGTTAGCAAAGTAACTATCGGTAGTTCTTTCTCTCCAAGTGTATGGATTATCACCCAGAATAGATTCGTCTCTTACTCGTGTATTAAATGTTACGTCAGGTACGTAATGAACCAACATCAAGTTCTCCTTATTTGTTTAGATAATATGTTGCTTTTTTAATTTGTGAACACACCTCAGTATATTCTTTATTCTTCTTGCGATAAAGATCCCACACAGGAGTGTCTAACTCTTCGTATTTCATTTGACGCTCAAACTTTTCCAGAAACATAGACATAAACTGGTCCAACTTCATACGTTGTTTTTGCAGCTTAGATAATCGTTCTTTGATTACACCCATGTGACCGTAGGTGTATAGTTCTGAGAGAGTTTGGTTTTCAAGTTTAGTAGTTATCATCATATCATTATACTCCATTATCAAATTAAAGTAAAGTTATCTGCGCATTTTGGCAATATCTTTTGCTTCACCATCACTAAAGATTGGAACAGCATTAGACTTATGCAATGTTCCGATACCTAACATCTTATTTCCAGTATACTTCTTGGAATCAGATTTAGTAGCAACGCCAACACCTGATGAATAACTTGGTATCTTTTGATCCTCTCTTCCGATAGGATACTTTATATTACCTCTGTATACATCAGGTTTCGGTGCGGTGCCTTTGACTTCGTATTTCTTAAGAAGTTTCTGCCAGTTTTCTCTATTAGCATCGTTTCTGCGTTTAGAATCAGCAGTTCTATGTACTAGTTTCTTACGCTTTTTGGAACTCGTAGTCGTATACCACGCTGGCATAATACCCATAACACCTCCACAATTATCAAGAACTATAATTATACCGCAGTTCTTAATTAAAGTAAAGGAATTAATCTAAATTTTTCACCATATCGCAGAGTCCCAGCTTCTTCGCCTCCACAGCAGAGAGCCAAGTATCCTGTGGGGGCAATAAAACCTCTCGGATCTTCTTATCTGTAAGTCCTGTACATTTTTTGTAGTGTGTTATCATTCTTTTGGTTGTTAGATCAAATTCCTTTACTTGCGCAAAGAGTTCATGTTCTTTACCAAAAGCACCCCATGAGTATTGATGAGAAAGTATGGAAGTATTTGGGGTCAATATTCTCATATCCTTTTCTCCAGCAATAAAAATTAAAAGTCCTGCTGAAGCAATCTGTCCTATCCCAAAGGTTCTGATTGGTATTGCTGAACCTCTCATAACATCAATCAAAGCAAAAGCTGAATTAAGATCTCCTCCTGGAGAACATACAACAAGATTTAGTAGTTCAGGTCTCTCCTCAGTAAAGTTACATTCAAAAATCCATTCAATAACAGACTTACAAGAATTATGATTTATATCGTCCATCAGCAAGTAAAACGAATGAGCGGACTTCTGCCCTTCGGTTACTTGAAAGTTTAGTTTTTGCATCATGTTTATTATCCTTATAAAATATGTGCTGCCCAATCTTCACAGTTTTCGTGACTGCTTTTTTCCAATAAGGAGAAACGTAATCAGCGTGATACCATAAAGCACCTTTAGTTATATCATATACCGTATCTTGATTCAAGTAAAGTTTCTTTGCTATATTATATATTTTCGCAAAAACACGACGATCAGTTATATTGTCTGACTTACCATCACAGTACCAACTAAATTGACATTTATTTCTTAGAGGAACAAGTTTACCTGTTCTTGTTTTATGCCACTTAGAATATCTTGCTTCCTTAACAACTTTACATATGCTGTTTGGAAATCTTGAACTGTTAACTCTATTAAGGGTTACAAGTCCAACTGCTTTCTGTCCCAGCTTTGATTGATTGCCAGCTTCAAAGTAAATATTTTTTGCTAAGCAGTTTACTTGTTTGGTCTCAGCTTCAGTTAAATCTTTTGAAACTGGATATTCATCTACAACATGTCTGGGGGAAACTACAGGATCGGGAAATGCTAAAATCGAAAAACAAGTTGTAAGAATTACGAACATATATTTCATCAGTTCTCTCCTCATGGATCAAGTTGAGCTTTTCTGTCTATAAATATACTATCAGAAATTACTTTGCCGTTTTCTATTTTATCAATAAAATTAAACGTAACACCTTTACCTTCTTCTCTTGACATTCTATGCCAAGACTTACGCCACTCTCCAACAAATTTAGGATTGTAATTTGGTTTACCTTTTTCTATGAAGTTGTCAGTATAACTTCCAATATCGATATCCCACCACGAATCACAACCGTAAATATCTAATTCTGTGTAACCAAGTTTGATCATTGCCATAGCTGCCCAATGACCAGAACTATAATAATTTCTTAGAATATTAAAAGTTCCAAGAATCTGTATAGTGTTTTCTGGATTTTGAAAGAATTTTTTATGTTCCTTCAACGTTTCTAAGCTGGCACGATTTAACACTACGGTATCAGTTCTCATCTCTACCGTTCCAGTTGCCCACTTCCTTATAACTTCTCTATCAATAATAGAAGTTGCGTCTACTTCAACTGGAGGATAGTTACATCCCATAGTGTAAAGTCCATTCGGAGCATAATACTTCATCCGTGGACCATTACATAAAACGTTACCTTTACCTTTATCTCTTTGTCTTTGTTCCATAAAAAACCAGTCCTTTAAGGGAGGACTGGTAAAACCTGTTCAAATCATAGTTTAACGTGGTTTGTAGATTACCACCAACCTGTCATGTTGCCTACAAGATTAACAACAACCATGACAACTGCGACGTGTGCCGCAAGATTCCAATTGATAGCCATAAATGACTCCTTTTGTTATTGAAAAATGAAAATTGTTTCTGGTGCTAAGTACAACTTCCAAAACTCCATCAGCTCCATTTTATGGAGCAGTCTATTATTTAGGTTTTCCCCCTAATCTCACAATAATTTCTTCTATTCTACCTTTCCAATATGAAGAAACAAAGTTCTTTAGAGCGGATAAAAACTTTATCATTTCCAAGTTATTCATATATTATACTACAATCTATAATTAAAGTAAAATTATCTTCCTTGTCCACGATACGCTTTAAATCCTCTGCGCTTATGCTTATTCATCATTTGCAAACTTGCCCTACGACTACCACCTTGCCCTGTCTTTTTAAATTGAGCAGCACTGTAATGTAACGGTTTATCTAATTTTACTTTTGCCATTATATCTCCTTACGTTGATGTTTCATATGGATTTACACAAGTATCTTTAATGATATCATGTATCTTTTGTGGATCACTTTCTTCTTGCATTAATTTTCTTACTTGATGCATTAGATCATTAACAAATTTAATTGATTCCTGTTCTTCCTCAGGTGATCTAACATTAGGAAATGCAAAGTTAATGTTAGAAGGATCTAATCCCTCTAGTATATTTGAAACAATATCTTTTGCCAAATATGCTTTTACTTTACAAAATTCTGAATCGTCTGCTTGAGCAAATGATGCTACCAATAATAAAAGTGGTATTAAATATTTCATTATTTTCTCCTACATATTTTGTCAATATGTTCATCTGTTATAAATGAAACTTCGTTCCACCACATCCATTCTTCTGCTCCTGGAGGAATCATAATAATTTTAATCATATGATTATCGATAGTTCCAAGAGCAATAGTCATTAAAGAAACTCTTGGTCTATCTTCTTCTGGAAAGTTTTCTGGATGGCAGTCAATCTTAAACTTCATTCTTCTCTTGTATAGATTAACCTTAGATGGATAGTTCCCGTAGATATCCCAGTATGCTGTTCTAAAATTAGTTCCACGAACATCTTCTATTTCGCTGTGGTCAAATTTTAATTTATCTAGATCTGGTCTAACTTGTAATGCTGGGTCTGCTAAGTATTCTCTGTTAGCATATGACGGATGTGACGCTATTAACACTGCGGTGAATACTGCCACGATAAAAAATGTTGCCTGTAATGGTTTCATAATATCTCCTACGCTGCAAAACTTTGCCCACAGCCACAAGTTGCCGTAGCGTTGGGATTTGTTATAACAAACTGGCTACTCATAAGATCTTCTTTCCAATCTATAATCGAGCCTTGTAAATATTGCATGCTTGCTGAATCAACCAGTACACCTTCTACCTCATAATCATCCTCAGCAACTTCTTCGTCGAAGGTAAATCCATAATTGAAACCAGAACACCCACCACCCTTGATGAATGCTCTAACTTTTAGATTAGGATTATCTTCTTCTGCTAAAAGAGACTGCATTTTTCTTTTAGCATTTTCTGTTATGGTTAACATTACTGTACTGCGTTTAAGAGTTTTATATTTTCCAAAACTTTATCAATATCAGCAGCTGTTTCTTCAGTTTTTAACCATTGAATTTTATCTTTGAGAATCATCTCGTTTAACTCTTGCGAAGAAACCTTACCACTCATTGCTTTCTCCCAATAGATAACTAGAAGACTGTGCGCATCTGGATTAGTTGTTTGTAACTTATCTAGCGCATCTAAAGTTTTCGTCATTCCCATTTATACACCCTTTACTTTTTTGTAATCGTTTCTCAATTCTCTAAATTTAAATATCCAGTTATCTCTACTTTCATGAAAGACAAGTGGTTCTGAATCATCAACAGCCATGATGATAGTTAGTCTATTTACTGGAACTTGAGTTCTTTCCTCAAAGGCGACAGCATAAGCAGAACATTGCATAAAATAGTTATGAATCTGATCTGCAGTTTTTTGCCGTCTAGATGTTTTGAAATCTATTACGGAAAGTTTACCTTCATATTCAGCTATACAGTCAACAGTTCCTGCAACTTCTAAATGATCTGAATATAATTGCGATTCTAATGCGTGTATATTATTTATTTTATTTAATTCTGGGCGTATAGAATCCCACATTTCTTGGTCAAAAATATCTATATCCAGTTTCTCATTATTAAGATAATCTTCACAAAGTGAATGGACCCTTGTCCCTCTGTTGGCTGCTCGAGTAGATATTTGATTGGCAACTTCTTCGCCAACTCTTTTTCTCCACTCAAGGATTGCTTGTTTATTCAACAATCCTGTTACAGAAGTTACAGAGGGGTATGCGTTACCAGAGGGAGTTCTGTAGACACGAGAACCATCTTTAGCAGTGGTTCTCGTTATCTTTTCGTAGTTATGTTGTATATGATTGAACACTCATTTCGCTTTCAGCATCTCCTGAGCATCCTCAAATTTTGTCTTTGCTAAAATGTAGTCTTTAACTAAGCTACTTCTGACGATATCATCAATAGTAAATTCAATTCGAGTAAATGCTTCCATATGCATTGCTATATCTAAAAATTTTAAAATTCCACTTACGTCATTCTTCTTTTTATTTAGGTCGGTTTGACGATAGTCTCCGCACCAAATAATTTTAGATCTGTAACCAACACGTGTCATTACAGTATCTATTTCTTCAAAGTTTAGATTCTGCATCTCATCAACGATAATGATAGCATCGTCAAATGACATTCCTCTAATAAAGGAAGTCGAGATAAACTCTATGTGATGCTGTTCCTCTAACCTTTGGTAAGCATCCTTACGTCCAAACAAAGTATCACATATTTGAACATATGGTTGCCTAAAAATTTCCATCTTATCATCTGCGTCTCCTGGAAGGTGTCCCATGTCTCTAGACTGAACCGCAGAACGAACTACAATAATTTTATTAAAAGGATTATTTTTATCTAATACTTCTTCTAATGCCTTATATAATGCAATAAAAGTTTTTCCTGTTCCTGCTACTCCGTGTAATGATATAAAATAGTCACCCTGTTTATATGCTTCGTAAAACTTTTTTTGGTTTTCTGTTAATGGATCAAATGTACCCAAATCATCTATACGTATCTTCAAGTGATTGTTACTTCTTCTCGCTCCTCTTTTTGTTGTCTCTTTGATATCTAAAACATTTTCTGCTACTTTCTGAGCGGTCTTTCTTGGCATACAGGTTGTTTCCTTGTTATTGTTATCTGATGTGGTCTTTCATTCCTTTCGCTCCTGGAGTTCTTTCTGATATCTTGTGCAACACCTCCTTAAATCCGTTGTCAAGTTTTCTTACACCAAGACGCACTGGGTCTCCCATGGAGGCAGCTCCGCTGTGATGTCTTTGGTGTGTGGGATTTTCAGCCAGATAGGAATCTAGCTCAGAAATCTTCATAGACTTTTCGAAGATCTCATTCGTTTCAGTATTAATAAATTCGTAGTTCGGCATAGTGTAATATTATTTAGTTAATGAAGTACGGCACAGTTCTGTTTTTCCAAGAAAACATTCGCTGTTTTTCTCCGTTGTAATAATTATGATAAGACTTCTTAGAATTACCAGCTACTTTATATTGATCTGGCATAGCTGGAGTTGGCTCCGTGAATGGAACATCTCTAGAAATATTTTTTGGAGTAGCACTTAGTGCTTCTGTAAGCTGTGAGCATTTATGCTGCTTACCATAGCGATAACTATATTCCTCAAGTAAACTGACAAACATTTTGTAGAGCCACTGATAGTTTGCTTCGGATGCCCTTACCCAAACTGCGCTTGGATGATTGATATGAGTAGCCATGTAAAGAGTATGTTCAAGCTCACTATGAAGAGCATAACGAACACGTTTTCTTCCCGTAGCAGTGCGACCAGTATATTCACTACCGTCGATAACACGATGAGCAGTACAAAGAAGTTGAGCATATTCCAATATCATCTTTACGCAATGTTTATCAACGTGCATTTCTGCACACTTTTTAGTATCATGATCTAAGTAAAATATATTCATTGTTATATTTATTTAACAAATTTAGAAAAGTCTGGAGGAGTCCATCCTTCAGGTTTCAATACCTTCCCGTCTTCACGTTTTAATACTGTACCAGTAATCTTGTTAATCTTTGCTAGATTAGAACGTTTACCTTCATCCCAAATATCATCGATATCCATTCCTCTTGATTTCATATAACCAATAATCACCCACATCATATCGAAGCAAGCATCAATAATTTCTACTTCATCATTATTCTTGATTGCTTCCTGAAACTCATTATATTCTTCAGTGATTAAATTCTTATATAACTCTGCTTGCTCAGTATTATCTTTAGTTACAGTTTGGTCAGCTGCCATCATAAATGTAATAACATCCCACCATGGCATAATATAAGGATTATTCTTCATATTTGATTACCTCTATTCCACATTTTTTTAAAAAGTCAAACCCAATAACATTCTTTTCTCTATTAAATAATCTGTCTTATAGTATACCTTAGAAATACCTGCACCGTAAATTAATTTTGCGCAATCTATGCAAGGATTATGGGTCAAAAATAAAACAGAGTCTTTGCCAGACTCTCCGTCTTTTGCCAATTTAAGTATAGCATTCGCCTCAGCATGTATAACCTCTGGCTTGGTTTCCCAAAATCTAATCTCTCCATTTGGCCACCGCATCTCATCTTCACAGTTATTGTCCCAACCAGCAGGAGTTCCGTTATAACCAAGACTAATAATTCTGTTGTTCTTTACTATAACAGCACCCACCTGCAGTTTTCTTGCAGTTGAAAGCTGAGCAGTTTCTTCTGCCAGTTTCATATACAAGTTTATAAATTTATTCTTCATCTTCTTTCCATTCTAGCCAGTTCTCATATTCTTCGTCCAAGCCAGCGTACTCTATCATTTCTTCAGTAACTGATTCCCTCCAGTTCTCATCATGGAAATCATATTCAATATGATTTTGCATTTCATTATAATAGGTTCCAACGAAAGATAATCCTGGCTCATGATATAATGCATCAACTCCCCAGCCATTATTTTCTAGATACTCATATAATTCTATCGGTGGACTCCAAGCACTATCAAACGAAAGCACAATATTATTTTCGTCTTGAACATTAAAGTTGTGTACGCTCACATCCCACTTGGTTCCCCAGTTTTCGATATTCCATGAGTACCATTCTTCATCAGCATGCGATGGTCTTGGATATAGATACTGGAATGGTTCGGGATTTTCTTTATTTAATTCTTCTTCCAAACCTTTTATCTTTTCAGGATCAGGATTCCAAAGCGTAACATCATTAGAGCACCAATTAGGCATAGTTATTTTTCCTTGTATATTCTATTAAAGGTAATTCTAAATTTTTGTTTACGCTCTTCTTCCTCCGCAAGAGTCTGTTTAGTTTTGCCAGCTGTCGTATAAACAGCAATACGTTTTATAGCAGCTACGAAATTCAATTTAGTTAGTATATGTCCCATACCATCAGCAAAGCATAATGTAGGAATCAACAAAATCATAACTAGTATTTTTCTCACTTTACTTTTCCTCAGGCTCGTTTTTAATACTCTTAATAACTTTGTCTACTGTTATAACGATAGCAGCAAATGAAAGTTTATTTGTGATGTGTTTCCAACTACCACTATCAGCAAAAGCGATAGATGGTATTAACAGTAATGCAAATATAAGTTTCTTCATTTTACATTTTCCTTCACAGTTTCTTGAACATTTACCAAACCTTTCTCAAGGAAATTAGTAAAGTTAGTAACGCCAACAGTGGCAATGATAAAACCCAAAATAAACCCAATAATAAATTTCATAATAAACCCCATTATAAATTAACAAAAGTCAATAGCGTACTCATCGCCAATTTTAGAAAACATCATATCAGTGAAAGTTTCAACTTTATTTTTGATATTAATAATATCATCACCAGTAACACCTTCAATAAACAAAGTTCCTTCAAACCACTCAAGAAGGTAAGTAGAGCCAT